ACACTCTTGACGTTACAATTGCCACTGCAAACGTAAACGCCAAGATTCGTGTTTGGGCTGTTATGGTTGACGTTGACGGTATCAACAACAGTCAGATCGTAACTTTTGCATAATATTGCTACTGTCTTGGGGGAGAGTGAGATATCTCTCCCCCTTGACAAAATTTTAAAATAGTGTATAATATGTTTAATCTTGCTTTAAGGAATTAGAAATTGGCTTTAACTGATTCAGAAAAGAAAAAACTTTCTAGGTATGGATTAGCTGGTTTAAATAAACCTAAAAGAACTCCAGAGCATCCTACTAAAAAAGGTATTGTTGCTGTTAAAGAAGGTGACAATGTAAAAATTATTCGTTTCGGTGATCAAAAGATGGGTCATAACTATTCTGCTGAAGCGCGTAAATCTTTTAAAGCAAGACACGCAAAAAATATTTCTCGTGGTAAAACATCTGCTGCATATTGGGCAGATAAGTTTTTTTGGGCTGGTCCGGGTGGATCAAAAAAATCTCCACCTAAATCACAAAAACATAGAAAAGGTTAAATAAATGTATGGCATGAAAAATAAAAAGAAAATGCAGATGGGCGGAATGATGCCACAAACAGATATGTCCTATATGCCAAAGAAGCCTAAGCAAGTTGGTATGATGTATGGTGGTATGTCAGTTAAGCCAAAGAAAATGATGAAGGGCGGCATGGTTTCTCCAGCTTATGCTCCACTTCGTAAACCCGGACGTATTTAAATGCCTCTTAAAAAAGGCAAACGTCAAGAAACTATTTCTAAAAACATTTCTAAACTTGTCAAAGAAGGCCGTCCACAAAAGCAAGCTATTGCTATTGCTCTTAGTACGGCTGGTAAAGCAAAGCCTAAAAATGGTAAAAAGAAAAACAACAAAAAGTAAAGTTAATGAAGCTGGTAACTATACAAAGCCAGCCCTTCGTAAACGTCTATTTGAACAGATCAAGGCGGGTGGAAAAGGTGGCAAGCCCGGACAGTGGTCAGCAAGAAAAGCACAGATGTTGGCAAAAGCCTACAAGGAAGCTGGTGGAGGATACAAGGGATAATGGCAAAAGGCGTACCTCATTACTTTAAAGATGGAACAGAACACAAGGGCGGAACTCACAAGATGCCCGATGGTTCTTTGCATTCCGGTAAAGTTCACGGTAAAACAAGTAAGCGCCTGTACCACTTTAAAGACCTTTCTAAAACAGCACAGAAAAAAGCAAGTGGTAAAAAGTAGTGGCGCTCAAGAAATCTCAAAAGTCTCTCCGTGCGTGGACTAAACAAAAATGGCGCACTAAATCAGGCAAGCCTTCGACACAAGGCTCTAAAGCTACTGGTGAAAGATATCTTCCAGAAAAAGCAATTAAGAGTTTATCAGCGGAAGAGTATGCTGCAACATCGAGAGCAAAGAGAGAAGGAACAAAAGCTGGCAAACAGTTTGTTAAGCAACCAAAAAGAGTTGCGAAAAAAACAAAAAACTTTCGCAAGGTAACATAAAATGAGGTTGCATTATGACAGACAAAGCACTGGAAAGTGTAAACGAACAGCCATTTAAAAACCGCGCTCTTGAAATTAAAGCATCTCGTGACATTGAACATTTACTATATCTTTTAAACACTGGCAAACTTGGCGTACCACACCATACTCTTGAAGGCAATGCCTTTAATCCAAATCACGATTTGTCTTCAATTGAAGACTCTTATGTAAACACCACACCAAGCATCATTATTATTGATGATTTTCTAGATAAAAGCGCACTACAAAAACTAAGAGATTATTGTTTAGAGTTTCCTTTTTGGCATTCTGTTTATGAACGAGGATACTACGGTGCGTTTCGAGACAAAGGATTTAATCCTCCTGTATTAGGCCAGCTTAGTTTAGAGTTGATGAAGTCATTTCCTCGTATCTTCAACACTCCAAATAAACGTAGACTAAACCAAGCATGGGCATTTCAATATGAAAGCGAATGTCCCGGCATTGATATTCACGCAGACTTTGCTGCTGTTAATTGTAATTTTTGGATTACACCTACAGAAGCAAACGCAAATTCAGAAACAGGTGGTATGTATCTCTGGAATATTGGCGCTCCGGCTGATTGGGATTTCACTCGATACAATGGAGAAAGCAAACAGGAGATTGTAGATTTTTTAAAGGAGAGTAAAGCAAAGTCAGTATATGTTCCTTATAAATATAATCGTGCTGTCTTGTTTGATTCTAATTTATTTCATCGCACTGCTGATGTAAACTTTAAGCCCGGATATGCAAATCGTAGAATTAATGTTACTATGCTGTTTGGTACAAGAGAGAATACTGGTGTAGAACCAAAGGACGCTTTAGAAGTTGCAAAAATAAAAGAAAGTGTAAAAAAGAATGGTACAAGTACTTCCACGTAATATTCGGAGTAGAAGTATAGCAGCTTCTTTAACAACAGTAAATACAATATATTACACTTGTCCTGTTGGGTACAGCACTCAAGTTAATCGCATAATTTTAAGTAATGGTAGTAATAGTAATAAAACTACAACTTTAAAGTGGTACCATAAAGAAGAGGATACTACGCATCCAATTATTAATGCTGTAGTCCAAGCAGGTAACAGCGTAATAAACTATGATTTTGATTTGCACATGGGCGCTGAAGATAGACTTGAAGCGTCTACAGAAGCAGACTCTACAGTATCATTATTGATTGCTTACCATGAGGAATATGTAGGTACATAATATGGGAACACTTACCTATTTACAGCTAACTAATCGTGTGTTGCAAGACCTCAACGAAACGACATTAACAACGCTGTCGTCTAGTCGTGGTGTTCAAACTGTTGCCAAAAACAGTGTCAATCGGGCCATTAACGACATCGTTAACAGCGAAGTCCAATGGCCCTTTTTGTTTTCAACAAAAGATCAAGACACTAATGTTGCTGTTCGTGAGTATTCTTTACCTTCTGATTACAAGTATATTGATTGGGATAGCTTTGTACTTCTTCCCAAAGAACTTGTTACAAATGGAGAGTTTACATCTAACATTACAAGCTGGACAGATTCCTCTACAGGTACAGGTTCTGTAGCCCACACAAGTTCTGGCGATGGTAGGTTACGTCTTACTGCTGGTGCCAGCGGTGTTGCTATTGCTGTACAATCTTTAAGCATAGTTAAAAATAAAACGTATAGAATTTCTTTTGGTGTTTTTAATGGAACTGTTACACTAAACATTGGAACAACAAGCAACGGCACTGAAATAGGAACCCGTACTGTTACTGTATCTGACACAGGTGAGTTTAACTACGTTGATTTTACTTTTGCACCAACTGCCGCTACGGTCTACATCGGCTTTAACACCACAACAGATGCAAACATTGATGTAGATAATGTATCAGTAAAAGAAGATTTTTCTCCAAAAAAACTTAAATACATTTCTTACGATGAGTGGTTTGAGCGTTATTCTGAAACAGACCGCGCAAATGCTGCGGATCGTCTTGATGAGCCTGTCTATGTGTACCACACACAAAATGAAAGTTTAGGTCTATCTCCTGTTCCAGACAAATCTACCTACACTATCAGTTACGAGTACTGGACCTACAATACTGAACTGTCTGCTGATAGTGATGTTTCAATTGTTCCCACACGATACGAACACGCAATTGTTGCCCGTGCTAGATACTATGTAGCTATTCTTCGTTCTGATACTGCAACAGCACAGGCTTCACTTGCTGAGTATAATGATGTTGTGCGTAGAATGAGGATTGAACTGGTTAATCGAAAAGATTATTTTAGAGCGGTATAATGCCTAATACATCTGCAATCTCGCCATTTATTTTTTCATGTGGTGGTGGCCTTGTACTTGACAAAGACGCCTTTAATATGCAGCCGGGAGAGGCTTTAGTTTTACAAAACTTTGAGCCTTCTATTAACGGTGGCTATCGTAGGCTTACTGGAACTACAAAGTATTCCAGCACACAAGTAAACGGCAATACAGATAAAGTTATTGGTGTGACGGTTTTTAACAATACTGTTATTGCTGCCGCAGGAGCAAATGTTAAGTACAGCACAGGTGGTGCATGGACAAGCATTACCACTGCTAGAACAAGTGCAGTTCGTTATAGTTTTGACGAGTATAACTTTAACGGCACTGATAAGCTAATTATGGTTGATCAAACAAACATTCCTGCTTCATGGGATGGATCAACATATAAACTTTTAAATGGTGCAGCAGGCACAGGTTCAGGAACTGCTCCAGCTAATCCTAAGTTTGTTGCTGTATTTAAAAACCACATGTTTTATGCGGGCATGAGTGCTTCTCCACAAGAAGTTCTTTTTACTGCTCCTTTTAATGAAGATGACTACACAGTAGCTAATGGTGCTGGAACTATTAAAGTTGACAATGTTATTACTGGAATTAAAACTTTCCGTGATAGTTTAATTATTTTCTG